GATGGTATAGCCTAGACTGACAAGCAGGCCAAGCTGGCACATGAACTAGTACTCAAATACGAACGGCAGTTGAACAAACATGGTATCAACATAGAGCCTGTGCGAGAACCTCAGTTTAGAATGCCCATACGTTCTATAAATAGAACTAAACGAGTGTTTATCGACAACGAGCATATCATATTACAGTTTCCTTTTATAGCAGATCTGGTTGAACAGGTCAGAGACTATTGCAAGATCAGCAAAGGTCTCATACTGTTTGATCATAAAAACAAATATCATCGAGCTGCTTTGACCGAACACAACCTCAACTGGATCTATGCCTTTGCTCAGCAAAACGGATTTGAAATAGATGCCAGTATTCACAAGCTGATGGATATTATCCTAGACGCAGAAAAACAACAATATCAAATTCAACTTGAAGTTGATCAGGACCAGTTGACTGTGACCAACGGTGCTGCCAGCATGATAGAATACTTGCAAGATTTGGCAGGCGGATTCAGTACCACTAACTTGTTACGCTTGGTTGATCATGCTCCGGTATTGGGATACACAGTCAGCGCAGACATTCAACAGGCTGTAATTCAGGCACATGGATATAGATTTTTTCAACTGTGCATGAATCGCATGTTACGAGCCAACCCTTTGACAGGACTTGATATGGTCACAGACATTGTGAACTATGCTTATCTGACCAATCGATTGCCAGTGTATGTGTATGAGCCAGATCTCAGCGAAAAATTGTTAAAAAAAATCAAAGAAACAGTACCAGCACACAAGATCCATATCATGACCGATCACGAAACAGTTCCTGAGCACGCAGATATAGTTTACGTGACCAAGATACCAAAAACACTCATGGATCAAATACCATTGCTAATCAGTGGCGCCGGAATATTGTTTGGTGGAAATAAACAAAACTTTTTACAGAGCAGTGAAAAGGTTGTGTATTTTACACAAGATGTGTATAATAAAACAACCAAAGGAACAGACATTTGCAAGCTAGACTGATCATACGCGATGAAGTCAATGTCAAGATTGAAGGTCTTGACCTAACCACACGCAAAAATCTTGTGGCCAAATTCAAATACGAGATACCCGGTGCTAGATACCTGCCTGCGGTTCGTCTTGGCCGCTGGGATGGCAAGGTACCATTCTTTCAGTTAGGTGGATCAACCTACATCAATCTTCTGCCAGAGATATTACCATACCTGGAAGAACACGGCTACGATGTTGACGTAGAAGATGTCAGAGAATATTCAACCAACTTTGCATTTGAACAAATAGCCGAAGATACTTTTGCTGACATTGCCTGGCCTGCAGGTCATCCCCGGGCTGGCGAACCCATCATGTTGCGTGACTATCAGGTAGAAATACTCAACAACTTCCTGACCCATCCGCAGAGCGTGCAAGAGATTGCCACGGGTGCAGGTAAAACTATCATGACCGCGGCCCTGAGTCGCAGCGTAGAACAGTATGGTCGTAGCATAGTGATTGTGCCCAACAAGAGCTTGGTAACGCAAACTGAAGATGACTATCGTAATCTAGGTCTGGATGTGGGTGTGTACTTTGGAGATAGAAAAGAATGGGGTCGACAGCATACTATTTGCACCTGGCAAAGTCTCAATGTGTTGTTGAAGAATACAAAAAATCACGAAGCAGAATGCACCATAGGTGAGTTCATTGAAGGTGTGGTGTGTGTCATGGTTGATGAAGTACACATGGCCAAGGCCGATGCACTTAAAACACTACTAACCGGAGTGTTTGCTCACATACCCATACGCTGGGGACTCACAGGAACCATACCCAAAGAAGAATACGCAGCCTTGAGTATTTTTTGCAGTCTCGGTAATGTGGTAGGCCGACTCAGCGCCAGCGAACTGCAAGAAGCCGGACACTTGGCCAACTGCCACGTAAACATTGTGCAGTTGGTGGATCATGTGGAGTACAACAACTATCAAAGCGAACTCAAGTACCTGGTTGAAACACCTGAACGTCTGGACTACATGGCCAACCTGGTACGATCAGTCAACGAAACAGGCAATACCTTGGTCTTGATAGATCGCATTGCCACAGGCAAGTTACTGACAGAACGCCTAGACAACGCTGTATTTGTCAGCGGAAGTACCAAGGCAACAGACAGAAAGGAAGAATATGATGAAGTTGCGATTAGTGATGATAAGATTATTGTTGCTACCTATGGTGTTGCTGCTGTGGGTATTAATATCCCTAGGATTTTTAATTTGGTTCTTGTGGAACCCGGAAAGAGCTTTGTCCGCGTTATCCAATCTATTGGGCGCGGTATTAGAAAAGCGGAAGACAAAGACTTCGTCCAAATTTGGGACATAACTGCCAGCACCAAATATGCCAAAAAACATTTAACAGAGCGTAAAAAATATTATAAAGACGCAAAGTACCCATTTACAATAGATAAGGTAAAATATTAATGCAAATTTTAACACTTAAAGATGAGACATTTTATTTGAATGATCTCCCAGAAGAAGTTGATGAAGACTGTAGGTTTGCTGTACTAGATAACAGCGATAATCAAAATCCAGATTACTTTTTTCAACCTCTAATATTTTTAGAATCATTTACATGCCCTGCGGCAGTATTACAAATTGGTCCGTGGCAAATACAGATGCCTTTAGATTGGTGTATGGTTGTGGGAGACCCCGAAAGTACCGGTGAAATGGAAGTATTGCCACTTACTAGTTTAAATGATAGAGGATTTAGTGCCTACACATTCAATCCTATTAGTAGTTTTAAACCAGAGTTTTATCCTGTAGATATTGTCAATGTTTATCAGGATGTTAAATGGTACTTTCCTAAAATGCGTCTTGGACAATTACTAGCAACTCCATTACATCCTGGGGAAAGTCCAGTCTGTGCATACTTTGTTAAAGAAGTTAGTAGACAAAGCGAAATTTTAGATTATTCAAAATGTTGGTGACACTATGGGACAGTTAAAACCTGGCGCAACTTATGTATATGAAAGACAGGGCGGCGTAGTGTATGCTCGGGAGCATGGTGCTCCAGCTGAAACTAGGGAAGCCATAGGTTGGGATTGGCAACCAGAAGATAATCCTGCAAGAGTTAGGGGTGCCCATAAAGAACAACTAGCACAAAACCAATTGTGGTATGAAATACGACAAGAAGCGAAAAATAATCCTACTTTACAACGTGCCCTTGAGCAGTGTATAATATTATATAATTTGAGTAAAGATCATGGCGCTTGATATTAAAAAAGAATTACGTGGAGTAGACATGCGTGACAAGGACGCATACAATAATTGGACTGACGAAGAACGTAAATCTTTTAGCCCATTTATTTTAATGCGTTATGTTAGTAACGTACAAGGCGATAAAGACGTTCAAGAATGGTTTGTTGAGATGACTAACGAACTTGTAAACAAAAATCATTGGACGTTGAGTAAAAATCACAAAGGACTTCTTTGGAAATTGTTTGCAGGTTGTGGAACTGGTGCAAATGCGTATCACCCGTATCTAGCCGCAGGCAAAAAAGAAAAAGCAGTTAAAATTGAAAAATTAATTGCTGAACTTAACCCAGCTATGAAAATGAGTGATGTTAAGTTACAAGCAAGTTTAATGGATAAAGATGACATCAAAGATTTATTTGACAAGTTGGGGTTCGACAAAAAACAACGCAAAGAATATGAGTAATTATACGTGCGTTCACTGCGGTAAGGGCTACACTAAAGAAGCAACTTTAGTAGCCCACATGTGTGAGCAAAAGCGTAGATCTTTGCAACGAGATGAGAAGCGTGTTCAAGCAGGCTTCATGACCTATAATAGATTTTACAGACTGACACAAAATGCAAAAAAAGATAAAACGTATGAAGAATTTTGTAAAAGCCCTTACTATAACGCCTTCGTTAAGTTTGGTTCTTTTATTAATAATGTTAATCCTATCTACCCTGACAAGTTTATGGATTATGTTATCAAATCCGGAGTTAAGCTCGACCATTGGTGCCGCGATGAACTCTACTATACCTATCTATCCCAAATGATCAAGACAGAG